GTTTGATGCTTTTCAAAGACGTCAGCAAGACGACACAAGAAAGAGCAAACTCACGTTGGAGACGTTAAACAAATTACGCAAAGTTAGGGCAATTAAACAAGCAGAAGAGATTGAGCATAATAAGTTTGTAAAAACTATGTATGCAACACCAACAGAACAACAGCCTACACTGTAGACATAAAACAGTATTAAATTTCACTATTTTGGTGAATAAATACTCTATCACACCCAGTTTTTGACCAAAAACACACCATTTACACCCATTTTATTCGCATACACATAAGTAATATAGACGAATTGTTGCCTAACCGCGGCAATTCTAACGAAAATTAATTTTTTAATGGAGACCACAATGTCAGAATCAAGAAGTAAATTAGAAGAAATTCTTGACCTTCTCCTTGCTGAAGAAAATGAGGCGGCTGAAGAAGCACTTCACGAATATGTTGTTGCGAAAGCAAGAGCAGAGTACGAAAAAGTACTTGACGAAGATGCATCAGAAGAAGAAGTAGAAGAGTCAACACAAGACGAAGACGAAGCAGTCGAAGAGGCTGAAGAGTCAGAAGAAGAAGCAGTTGAAGAATCAGACGAGTCTGAGGAAGAGGCTGTTGAAGAAGAGTTCGAAGTAGACGAAGTTATTGATCAAAGCAATGATTTTGAAAACGACATTCTTAGCGACGCTGAAGAAGAAATCGAAGACGACGAAGTTGGCGAAGAAGAAGAGGACGGCGACTTAGAAGATAAAGTTGATAGTATCGAAAAAGAACTCGAAGACCTTAAAGCAGAATTCGAAAACTTGTTAGCAGACGAAGAAGGCGACGACGGCGAAGAAGCAGAAATGGATGCAGAAATGGAACCAGAAATGGATGACATGGAAGACGAAATGGATCTTGAGTCAGTTGAATACGACCTTGACGAAGAAGTTGCTGACGAAGACGAAGTTGTTGAAGAAGCAACTAAGTTGCAAGATGCAGTGCCAGCACCAAAAGCAGGCGAAGCAGACAGCAATGAATCACCTTTTACTAAAAAGCCAAAAGGTACTACAGTAGCAGGCGCTGGTGCTCCAGTTAAAGCCAAAGACGGTAGCGAAGGCGATAAAGGTGCTAACAAAGCAAAAGATCACACACCATCAGACAACATTAAAGTTGAACCAAAAAAGGCTTAATTAGTCTTTTTTAACTGAGAGGAAGTAATCAATGGCAAGAAAGTTATATGAATATATGAGTCCTGAAGCGGCAAATGTCCAAATTATGGAAGGAGCCGACGGAAAGGAACTATTCATGGCTGGTCTTTTTATCCAAGGCGATGTAAAAAACCAAAACGGTAGAGTATATCCCAAGGACGAAATTAAAAAAGCCGTTGAGAGCGTAAGATCAAGGCTTTCTCAAGGTGAAACTGTAATGGGAGAATTAGATCACCCGGAAGAATTACAGATTAACTTAGATAGAGTAAGCCACATTATTACTGATATGCATTGTGATGATGCAAATGGTATAGGAAAACTTAAAATCATAGAGACACCGATGGGTAATATTGCAAGAGCATTATTAAAAGCAGGCGCAAAACTTGGTGTATCAAGTAGGGGTAGTGGTAACGTTAACGAAAGTGGACGAGTTTCCGACTTTGATATAGTAACAGTTGACATTGTGGCACAACCAAGTGCACCTGATGCTTACCCAAAAACAATCTATGAGAGTTTGTTTAACATGCGTGGAGGCGCTCAATTATTTGATACCGCTTCTGCGTTAACACACGATAAAAGTGCAGAAAGACATTTAATGAAGGCTATCACTGGCTTCATAAATGAACTTAAATTATAAGTAGGAGACTACTATGGCAGTGAACTTTAAAGACTTGCTTGAAAATACAGAGTTAACTGAAGAAGTTAAGTCTGGTATTCAAGAAGCATGGGAATCTAAAATCTCTGAAGCGAGAGAGGAAATCACTGCGGAACTTAGAGAAGAATTTGCACAGCGATACGATCATGATAAAAATCAAATCGTTGAAGCAGTTGACAATTTTATCTCAGAAAAAGTTGAAGCAGAGATTGCTACATTAGCAGAAGAAAAGGACAACCTTGCAAAAGACAGAGTCAAATATCACAAAGCCATTAGTGAACATGCTAAACTACTTGACAAATTTGTAACTTCAGCAGTTGCAAAAGAAGTCAAAGAACTTCGTGCAGACAGATCAAGAGTTAGTGAGCATGTTGCAAAATTAGATGATTTTGTAACAGAATCACTTGCTGGCGAATTGGCTGAATTCCACGAAGATAAAAAATCATTAGTAGAGCAAAAAGTCAAAATGGTAAGAGAAGGCAAGAAGCAATTAGCAGAAGCCAAAAAAGATTTCATCAAGAAAGCCGCTAATAAAGTCGAAGGCGTTATTAACAAGGTTATTACTGAAGAAGTTAAATCTTTCCGTGATGATATTACTAAGGCTCGTGAGAATGACTTTGGTCGTAGGATTTTTGAAGCCTTTGCAAACGAATACGGTACAAGTTACCTAAACGAAGCAAAAGAAATCAAAAACATACAGAAACAGCTCGCTGAAATGGAAACTAAACTTAACGAATCAAAGCAAGTAATTGCTGAGAAAGAAGAAGCAACTAAATTAGTTGAGTCTAAGTTAAGAGTCGCTAACGATCGTTTCGAAAGAAAAGAGAAGTTAAATGACTTATTAGCACCATTAGGCAAAGAGAAGAAAGAAATTATGTCAGATTTACTCGAAAGTGTTAAGACAGAGAACTTAGAGAAGCAATTCAATAAGTATCTCCCATCTGTTTTAGATGGCGAAACACCAAGAGCAAAGAAGACATTGTCAGAATCTGTTGTCAGTGAACATACTGGTAACAAAAAGGCAACTGTGTCTGCAGAAGCCGATGACAAGGCTGATGATGTCGTTGAACTCGACATGATCAGAAAATTAGCCGGACTTTCAAAATAAAGGAGTTAAAAAATGGCAGATTTATTTGAGAGCAACTGGTCGGCAACTAAAGAAGCATTAATGGAAGGTGTTTCTGGAAACAGAAAAACAACATTAGATGTGGTCCTCGAGAACAGCAAAAGATACTTGCAAGAGGCCGCAACTGCAGGCTCAACAGGTGCCGGTTCAGTAGCAACATTAAACAAAGTAATGTTACCGTTAATTAGAAGGGTTATGCCTTCTGTTATCGCTAACGAGCTTGTTGGCGTACAGCCAATGAGTGGTCCAGTTGGACAAATCCACACACTAAGAGTCAGATATGCTGAATCTGGTGGTGGCGCAACAGCAGGCGATGAAGCATTAAGCCCATTCGTACTTGCTAACTCATACGCAGGTAGCCCAGACGCAACAGCAGTTGCTGAAGGTACTGCAGGTAGAAAAATGAGCATTCAAATCTTGAAAGAAACTGTTGAAGCGAAGACAAGACGTCTTTCAGCAAGATGGACTTTCGAGGCAGCTCAAGACGCAGAAGCAATGCACGGCGTTGACGTTGAAGCAGAAATTATGCAAGCATTAGCACAAGAAATCGTAGTTGAAATCGACCAAGAAATTATCGGTTCACTAAGAACTCTTGCAGGTGCAGGCACAACTCTTGACTTCAGTTCAATCAGCACTGACTACAAACCAGCATACGTTGGTGACAGACATGCATTGTTAGCAATCGAGATCAACAGAGCGGCTAACAGAATCGCGGCAAGAACAAGACGTGGCGCTGGTAACTACATCGTGGTATCTCCTGAAGCATTAACAATTCTTCAGAGTGCGTCTACTTCAACATTCGCAAGAACAACTGAAGGTTCATTCGAAGCACCTACAAATACTAAATTTGTTGGTACATTGAATGGTACAATCAAAGTGTTCGTTGATAACTATGCGGCTGACGGTACTAAAGTACTTGTTGGTTACAAAGGTTCAAGCGAAACTGATGCTCCAGCATTCTACTGCCCATACGTTCCATTAATGAGCACAGGTCCAGTTATGGATCCTGCTACATTTGAACCAGTAGTGAGCTTTATGACAAGATATGGTTATAAAGAACTTACAAACACTGCTTCATCTCTTGGTAACGCGGCAGACTACGTTGACGCAATCACATTGTCAAACGTACAATTCCAGTAAGATTTAATTTTTACGGAGAAAGAAGCCCTG